GACCAATCTAAGTAAGAAATTAAAACTAAATTTATATGTTGAAAATTTCCGAAATAAACGGCTTCTAACGCGCGATCTAAAAACGAATTCTATTAAATACCAGTAAATTAATACACAGTGTGCCATTGAACTAAGTTAAATAAAAGCAGCGAGGAAAAACCCACCCCTAGCGGATGGGAAAACAACGCTGCAGAACTGAAGGTTCGGAGAATTAATTCACACTGTGGAAATGCTGCCAGTACGTTGTTGACGTACCTTCACATTTACAAGAAGGGGCATTTGGTCCGCGAAAGGTGCTATGCGCTTTAAACTTTCGTTTCCCAAACGGAGTGTCATCATCGTGCCCACACTCTTTTATGTGGGGCGATGAATCGCTCTGGGTACATATGTTATACACTTTATGATAATTATGTGTTTTGACTTCTACCCATTAGGGGTAGTCTTTACTTCAAAAGTCGTAAAGATTGACGTTTTAAGGCGTCTGTGTTGATTAAATAAACACTTAGAATAAATATTTTTCACCATCTTGATCTTGATATATATCATATGTTGATAGTAAAGCCTTTGTTGGTAATTTCGCATTGGCTTTTAAAAACTTGGGCCAATGTTTATCAAATACCGCACGAGGATGCTGAGCCAATTCATAAGCTGCTCGCTCAAGATTTGATGCACACAGGAGAGAGTGATCTTCATTACCCTTCACCCACTGTGCCATTTCAAGAACGACTTGCAGCTCTAGAGGTGCTCGCCATCTCATTTGTACGGTGTCATACCAAAATCCACGTTTGAGGAAAGTTATCTCTTCCAGCGGCCTAAAATCGATTGCATCGACACTTTTGTGTTCATCAGTATAAACTAATCCCAACTTCGCGTAAGCTTCAGTGAGATTAGCCATGGTGTACCACGCTTGTGCTTTAGGCCCCACAGATTTGACATTATCGTCGCCATAATTGACTTCGCAAATGTCCTCAACGTAGGATTGTATATTCGCTCTTTCTGGACAATACTTTTCAGCGCACAACATATAGGCGATAATGGAATATTTTGTATTTACAACAGAATTTAAATTTACAGTAAAGATATTTCCACTTGGTTGTGACTGGATCCACCAATAAAGGTTTTCCTGGTCTAAATGCAATGAAAATATCACGGACGACATCAATGCTTTTCTCACAAGACAATCCTCTCGCCACTGGGACTCTTCAAGCTCTGTGAAATCATGCTTATAATAAAAATCATTAGCATCATCACACATAGCAAAAAGAATCTCAGAGCCGATCGTTCCGTCATAATTCGAAAAGTCTCCAGCTAATAATCTGTTTCCTTTCGTCAACAGATGCTTAGCAAGAGTGTCCCATTCAGTAGAATAGGCATTGATTCCGACACAAGAATCATGATTAATTTTATTCTTCACAAGAAATGCGATCCATCCTCCGAAATACATTTTGCAAACGATGTTGAAGGGAAGACTGCCTGTATTAAACAGACGCGTCTTTCCTTCCTCAACCTTCGCAATAGGTCTTCGTTCATCTTTCATGGTATCGACGAAAACTGCAGGCACACGACGTCCCGCTTTTCCCTCGGATATGATGTGAGCTACATCAGCGAGCACCCTAGGGTGATCCACGATGTAGTTCCCATCCGAACCCAGGTATTTCGTTTTGCCTTTTGATCCATCACGATCAAGCATATAGGGCCAGCCCGCCGAGGTGGACCGATCCATAGGCTTGACCAGAGGATCACCTTCAATGCCCTTGATGGTCTCTTCGATGGTGAACAACCTACGATAGGTATCGTCACCATTGTGGTGTCGGGCTCGCATGTACGCATTTGCTAGTTCCAAATATTTTTCTGGTAAATGCACGGGGATAACGTTTCCTTTTTCAATTGCTTTTTTCTTGGGGTCAATGGTCTTTCCGTCTCGTACGAAAGGTCTCAAGTATGCTGGTTTAGTCACACTATCAACCAAAACTCCGTCCAATTCGGAAGGTTGAATATTAGTTACACCTTTGGCAAAAACGCCTTTTCCCGATGGTAGAGTACCACAGGGAGCGAAAGTTCCTTTATGAGGTTCTTTACAAACAATTGAAATAGTAACACCATCTTCCTGTAAATGACCTTCGACGGCCAACGAAACATCCTCATCCAATTCTGGACAGGATATCTGTTGCTCAACGGAAGTCACAGTGTTTAAAATATTACATAAATAATTAATCATTTCAATAGAAACAGGAGTTGAGTAACC